GGGAGCTTCCACATTCGCATTGTGCGCTCCCATGCGCTCTTTATTTCTTGACAATATTCACCTCATTTGTCTTTGATAAATGTCTTTGGCTATTAAGGCGTGTCACCCCGTACCCGTCCAGAATGAATTGACAGCTGTGCCCTCCGCGGTGCTCATGCTGGCAATGTCGGTTGTAAGCTTCGCCCAATCGTATTTAAGAGTGACACTGAGTTCTGTTAAGTCATCATTTCCATAAGATAGGTCGCCATACTTAATATCACTAATGAATGCGTTATGGAGCGTCCACGATTCATACATTGTGGTGCCGAGTCCATCCATTTGTTCAATCATCACCATGCCCAAGGAGGCTACAGCCTGCGATTTGGTCATGGTGTTTAGAACCTCGTCCGTAATTGGCACCTCGTATCCGCCACCTTTAAATAGCCCCGACAATGAAGCAGCCATGGAGGGATCCGCAGGATCAACCATGGTGATGGTAATCTCGTTCCATGTTACCGTCCCGGGATAATAAAAAGTATGGTTTAAGTACTTATGTTCAGTTGCGGCTACTGTAAAAGAAGGCTTCGTGGCAGATTTTGCCCACCACAAAAACGAATCTTCGAGCCCGCCAAAGGTTACCCTAAATCTAAAATTTCTTTTAGGTTCGGCAATGCCGCCTCCTGCTAGGTCTTGTCCCCAAAATGCGCCCATGTCTTAATCTCCTCTTTCATTTCTAATTAGTAGCGCGGGGGAAAAACCCCCACTTCTTTTATTGATTGGTCATCTAGTCATCGAACGATGCGCCCGTTGACATAATCACGAAGTCAATCGCGATAAATTCAATTGCCCTTGCCGGCTTAACCATGATCTTCGCATACAGGATGTTCTGATCGATTAGGTCCGGTGTCGTCGTTGATTCATCAAGAATCAAACGATAATCCGTAATTCCATAGCCGGTCTTCACATTCGCAAGAAGGGGATCAATCAAGGCAATAAATCGCTTCCACGTATCTTGCACATTCTGTTCAAAGAGAATCCGAGAAGAGAGAATGGAAATCTGCTTCTTAAGGTAGATTACCAGTCGTCGGACGTTAATTCTATCTAGTGCCGACTGACGCTCTTGCAGAGTCTTCTGTCCGAACACCACAATACCAGTCGACGGGAAAGAAGCAATCGGATTAATATTTGCGTCATAGAGCGTGTCTCGATCCTTGGACGTTAGGCGCTCCGTAACTGACGTAACAGAAATTCCTGCGGCGCCATCAGTGAGGCCACCTCGATTAAAGCCCGCCGGCGCAAACCAAAGTTCGCTGGATTTCTGCGAACTCGCAAAAACCCCCAGCATCGCCACAGAAGGTGGAACCCACAACATCCGACCGGTGGGCTCATCTTTTGTCTGTACCCACGGATAGAAGGTGCAGCCATAACTCGTATCAAGCACTCTATTTTTCAAAGCCGTCGATGCAGCCGTGGGCGTTGTCCCAATCCGGCTAGCCTTGCTCGCATAATATGCCTCATGATCTGGAATATAGACGTTTGGAAGGTCAATGACGCCCAATGTATCTGCTCGTTCCTCGCACGTTCTTACTATGCGAGTTGTAAGCGAGTCCAGGGTCAACCCAGGCGCCACCAACATGTTCATGTCAATGTACTCGGGGTCAGCTACGGTATCAATTGCCCGCTTCCAGGTGTAATACTCGTAATCGTTAAGCTCGGTAGAGGTACCCTCGGTCATTCCGTTGTTATACAGTGGATCGGGCTTCAGGATGTTGAAACCATCAAATCCGCCCCAGAAAGGTGCCGTGAAAGCCCTTATGTTATCAGATAAGGTACTTGAATATGCTTGAGCATTACCAGCCTGACGTGAGCCCGAAGCCCAATGGTACATCCCGTTGGAATCCTTCACCAAATCATCCATACTGAACATATAAGCCCATGCCGAGGCGCCCGAAAGGGCACTCGGGTTCTGCGTCCCATAAGAAGTTGGATCATCAGCAAAACCGGCATATGGCAGTCTGTGAAAGTCTGCGATGCTGGGGTCGCTAACAGTAGAAGCTGCCGTCCGCGTTGTTTGCATTCCAAAGTAGGCTTTACCCTGATCGGTTAGTCCCCCATCAGAAGCCGAAATGCGCAGTCGCACATCCGGGAAACGAAGGGTGCCACTTAGAGGTCCAACGCTGGCTTCAAAGCCGGGCTGGATCACCCCTCCTGACAAAAGAGCGTTCGTATCGTTACCCAACAGTCCGGTGGCCGGATAATAAATGAAGGTATTGTTAAGTAGGGGCGCCGCGCCGCTTCCGGAGACCGTTCCCGTATCCTTAAACCTGGGGGGTCCAAAATATCCCCAAGGAAGAAGAGCCTCCGCGGTGGCGCCGGCTTCAACATCAAGATTCATTTCAACATAAACAAATTTTGACTGGTTAGGGAATTCACCATATGTTTTCAACAATTTGTTGGTTGCGTCCCACTGCGCATACTGATCGCCAATTTTTTTAGCGATGAAGTTGGGAGATGCGGGATTCAAAGTGAGATTATCAAATCTTTCCATTACGCGCACAACGTTATCAGTATCAGAAATCGACCTAATAATTACAGAAAATGTGCCATAATCCGTGAGGGTGGTTGTCGATTTTCTAATATTTCCAATTGAGACCTTGCAATTTTTGTATAACCATGCGCCATGTCCTCGGCCTTTCAAGCGAAAGAGCTTCTGCTGTCCCTGAGCTTGAAAAGAGCCCGTAGTGCCACCAAGGTCCTGACCAATAAACCATCCGGCGACGGCTTCTCTGGATGCCTGACGCATATCAGACGGTCCCAGAGTGACGGTTTGATTTTGGGCAAGAGGCAGAATGACACCATGAGCAGCTACCCCCACAAGGCTCTTATCGCGGATATACTGTTCATATGTTTCGCCCAGCCAATAATCTTCCGCGGAAGCTGCGGGATAAAAAGCGCCTGCTGTGGTGGCTAATTGTGGATTAGTGTTAAAAACCTTTCGAACAAACTTGTCATCCAGAGCGTCAAAGTTAAATTTATAAGTTTTTGTACGCGCCGCGACCGAACTGGATAGAGTAATGCGGAAATGATTGGTAGAGTCACTTGAGATGACCTTGCCGACCCCAGATCCAGGCTGCTGGCCTGCGGCGCCCGTTGCAAACAACGTTCCTGATAGCGCAATAGAAGCTGACTGGTTTAAATACCAAACGGCGGCAAGGCGCCCATTCCCCAAATTGGCAGGCAGTCCCAGGGCGGAATACTGTATTGAAGCACTCTTAAACAGCCACAACCCATAAGCGCCGCCATTCTCTTTAAATTCGTTAGTGGGATCCTTGACAGTTTGCCAACCGGCTACTCCGGCGGCAGTAGCATTATCATCATCTGTCCCAAGAAGGCGAATATAAGTGAGGGGGGCAACATTTGCTTTTAGAAATGCTTTAGCCGCGAACGTCCCATACATGGGAGATTGAAAGTTGCCATCGCGATAAATATCACCACCACCTTTACCTGGCACCGTATCACCGAACATCCCCACAAAATCAGAATAAGAATTAACTTTTACCGGCTGCATTGCCAACCCACGGGTGGCGCGCCCAATGACGAGTGGCCCGAAGTTTTGGGCTGACTTGGGGATAAAAGAATTATCAATTTCATTGATAAACACCCCAGGAGATACGAATTTAAAGTTTTTTACTGACATATGTGGTTCCTCGCTTATAAATAATCGGATTTAATTGCGGTACAATCATAGTTTAAATAGTATTTTGAACTTCAAAAGGCGGGGGAATCCAGAAGAAAAGCGAACTTTCAGTTCAGGATGTAAAATTGATATATCCCGCGGGATCCTTGACGATTCCCTCTTGTGGATAAGTAATCTCCACAATATTTTCCTCTACACGTACAATGGGGCGATCATCATTCTCACCTTCGCCAATCAGATAGCCCAAAACTCTAATAGTTATCTCAGATGTAAATACTCTGGTCTCTTCTCCCAGGTTAGAAACATTATTATTGTGAGCAAACCCCTGCTCTATAAATGCCTCATATAAATGACCGTTTCGCCTCATTATAAAAGAATTTATTTGTCCAGTGCGAGTCAGAAAAGGAGCCAGCAGATCGTTCATTTGTTGCTGATATTCGCTTCTCAGAACAACTTTGTAATCTATATTGATATATACTGGAATGGGAATAGATAACGTTTTAATAACAATCTTTTTATTTATCCGCGGATAGTTGCGCTGGCTGGCGGCGCCAGTGTTGGCGCGTGTGCCGGAAGCTACCGCAAAATTACGAGTTTTATCCTCCACGATCCTCTTGGCTATAACCCATCGACCAGTTCGGCCGGGCTCATCCTTAGAATACACCTGCGCTTGAAAGCCCCCCTTGCGCTCAGGGTCTTTCGTGATCCCCGCTCTTTCTACACTGATTAAAGGAAGCTTGAGGGCGCCTCCATCGTCTCGGAGGGCCTTGGAGTGTTTAACCTGATAAGAGCGCTCTGGTGCCTGCCACAGAACCGGCACTGTTTTAAATCCTTCATTTGTTTGGGTACTTAAGCGCAAATCGTCTTTTACCCAATTCACGAATGCCTGGTCTATATCTTCGATTGTAGATGCAAGCATCCCTATTTCTTTTAAATTATAATTTGTGCCTGCCGGCAACATTGCAAAATCAAAATTATCAGGTAGCATCAAATAGTCCCTGCCTCGCTCTCATGCATCTTGCAGAAATTTCAAAAGTCTGGTTGGCTTGCCCAAATAAGAGCTTAGGTTCTGCTAATTTAACTATCTCGTAATAATATTCTCCGTACAAAACAAAGTCGCCTTCGCGAACATACATATTTTGATCTTCTTCCAATCTTCTCTTATGAAAATGGACATTAATCTCCCACGTCATGTCAACTCCGGCACTTTCGAGATAATCCGTGGAGAAATCAGTAAATTCAACCAATGCATAAACTCTTACGGGAGGCAAATATGTTTTTTCAATTGCCTCTCCATATAGTTCATGAAAATTTGTTCTTTCAACATCTATTGGATAATATAAAATTTGCTGGCCAATGACTTTCTCTATTAATTCGTCATTAACCTGTTTAACAAGATTTCTCTCCTTCTCACCGAAGAAAAGCGGAGGAGGTGGGGCAGCGGGTCTTTTCCATTCATTTTTTGCCATTCATTTATTATCCTACAAATATCGGAAGGGGGGTGGCTTTAAACGTAGTTTGGGTAGCCTCTGCCATTTCTGCGTCAGTCTTGGCCAATTCTGGATAGGTGACAGAATCAAGAATTTCCATTAGCTTATCTTTAAGTTGGGCTTGTTCTTCTTTCGCCTGTGAGAGCAATTCGGAATGATTTAACGTAACACTTTCGCCGGGAATGGGCATCGTAGTAAACTTGCCGCGAATTTGCCCCAACATTTCCTTGCAGAGCGCAAGGGCATATTTTCTAATCCACTGCTTTCCTATGGCATTAATATTTGCATACGGAATATTATCAAAGGGAAGAGTGTTTAAATTATTTATACCCTCCCTGCCATCATCATAATTAGGATTCTTATCCCAAGCATTTTTAAGATCGACATAAAACTGTACCCAAATGCGATCTGATTCTTCATAACCCCAATAGCTCGGTGTGGGAAACAGCCTCAACATATTATCTTTAAGCTCGTAAGCGTAATTTGAAGTGCGCGTGACAATAGAATCCTCATACATTATTGCCTGCATCTTATTTTGCCATGTCGGAATAATCTCAAATGTTGAATCATCTGCAAACTGTCCATATGTGGAATAGTTGCCGACAACCCCAACACCCCCATAATATCCATAAAAACGCCACATTGCGCGGGGTGAACGAAAAAATACTTTTGTAATAATTACCCTTTTGTTTTCGACAATGCCGGCATATGGGACGGCCGTACCACCATCATCAGTTCCGGTGCCTGACGCGCTCGAAATGATGGTTTGCAAGTCATAATCTTGCTGGTCCTTCACGGGCTTAAAAGAGGCCGAATAAATACGAGTGGTACCCCCGATGTTACCCAGCGTCCCGGCGGCATCTCCAACATTGCGCGCTGTAGATACCTGAAATCTTGGATATCTCAGGCTGGCACTAACCGGGCCCGTTACCAAATTGCCTCTATGGTCAAACGTACCGGTTTGATTACCTAAGACATTTGGTAATATATTCTTTCCTTGGTGCAGGTTAACAATATAAGAATATTCCAGCACAGCCTCTTCATACGCCGAATAGACATTCCCAGGAGTTAATTCAATGTCTACAACATCGCCCCCAAGCTTCTTATATACATAATTGACTTGTAATGATGCGCCACTTAAGAAATCGGCGGATCCCGTGTATATTCCAAACGGAACCGTGGCAGCAACTAAAGCTGCGCTTCCTGTCGAGGTCAATACTACTGTGCTGGTGTTTGATTTAGGATTTAAGGCTTGCGTTGGCATTCAATGGTTCTCCCGCTGATGTAATTAG